TATTCACCATGCTGAGGATAGACCATTATTTCATGGAACTAAAGGTTTCAATCATGCCGTGGCTGCATTAAGACAAGCTCATCACCACATTAAATCTGGTGGTAATAGTTCCGCATTAACCATGAAATACGATGGTAGTCCATCAATAGTGTTTGGCCGCCATCCAGAAAATGGTAAGTTTTTTGTGGCAACAAAGTCTGCTTTCAATGTTAAACCAAAGATAAACTATACTCATGCAGATATTGAGAAGAACCATGGACACGCACCAGGTCTCACCGAAAAACTCCACGCAGCACTAGATCACCTTAAAAAGGTATCCCCCAAAACTGGTGTATACCAAGGAGATATCATGCACTCTGGTGATATTGAGCAAAAGAAGGGTGGCAAAGTATCGTTCACACCAAATACTATTACCTATACTGCTAGCGGTGAGGAAGCAGATAAGATTAAAAAATCTAAAATTGGCGTAGTAACACATACACAATATCACGGCAAAGATATATCTTCCATGAGTGCAGATCCACATCCGGATTTACATAATTTTGGTACGCATCCAGATGTATGGCAAAAGTCTCCAAATATGGATACAAAACAAGTCCATTATTCTGAAGCGGATCAAGAAAAATTCAACAATGAATTGGATGCTGCAGATAGAATTCATCAAGCACACAAAAATAAAATGTATGCGGACGTTGCACCACACGCTGGTGAAACTGGCCACCTAGCTACATACATAAACCACACAGTTAGAACAGATGAAGTTCCTTCGGCTGATGGATTAAAGAAACACATTCAAAATGTATATGCTAAATTAAATAAATCGAAACCATTAAAAACTCCAATTGCTCAATCTCGTAGAGATACTGAATTGAAAACGCATTTAAATCATATTGAAAAACATAAAAAATCTTATGAAGCTATATTAAAAATGCATCACCATTTACAACAAGCAAAAAATGTTCTAGTGGGTACATTGGAACAACATACTGGTGGTTTGGAACATCATATAGATAATAAACCAACAGGTCCCGAAGGATTTGTTGTCAATCATGCAGGAGAACCAACCAAACTGGTTAATCGTAAAGAATTTGCTAAAGCCAACTTGTTAAAAGTTAGAAAACCTTCACCAGAAGAAAAACCTAAAACTAAAGAAACAAAGAAAAAAACAATTAAAGTAGATTACGAAAACGATACACAATGAAATCATTTAAAGAATATTCTAAACCATTACATGGTGCAATTGCTTCACACCAGTTAACTGGCCACACACTACATATTCGTAAAGAAGAAGAAAAGGGACATTATGGATTATATTCAAATGGTAAATATGTTGGTGGTATAACAGCGAGTAATGAATCTTCAGCTATAAGAATTTTAAGAAAAAAAGGTTATAACATAAAATGATTGGTTTTTCTTTATTGTTCGAAAAAATGTCGCCTAAAATTAAAAAATCTGTAGATGATATAGTAAAAAGAAGTTTGGGTGACGCAAACAAATTAGCTACACACCGTGCAAATGTCAATGAATATTTGTTGGGATCAGAATTGGCTAAAGCTGCTGGTTTAAAAGATACTCGTCCAGGTGAAACTGAAGAAGAAAAGGCGGCTAATCAAAAAATGCACGATGAGTCAAAAAGTAAAATTGATCCAGAAGAATACGAGGACCAAAAACAAAGATCAAAAATGATGGCTCAAGGATCCATAAATCAATATAAAAGAAAAGGTATTGATTTAACAAAAGCAAAGAGTGTTCATATTAGTTCAGGAAAAGGAGCTATTAAAAGAATTACTGGATTAGATATCAGAAGTGAAGATCATCCACCAGATGTTATGCTTAAAGTTCCACATAAAAAATTTGGAACAATATTTCCTGGAATTTCAGCAAAATCAAATAAAGAAAGTACCGAAGGAAAAGGTACCGAAAGAATTTCGAATCGAGGATTACAAGAAACTTCCGAAGGGTTTGGTAAAAAATGGCACGATGAAGCTTATGATAAATTGACCGAATTTGCCGAGAAAAAGGGAATAGGACATTTACCTTTAAGTAGTGAAAAAGGTGAAGGTGGAAGAAAAGAATGGCTTCGTAGAAAAGGAAATGAATCTCATTTAAACGATGCTAAAATAGAAGGTGGAAAAGTATTATCTGGTGTTCGTGATTCTTACATGAACGAATTGAAGAATATGGCTTCCGATCCAAACAATAAAGAAAACCAAGAAAAAATTCGCCAACATTTATTACAACACCATTTTAGAGCAAGTGAGAAAAACAAAGACGAAAGAGTGCCATACATAATAACTTCTGGTTATGGTACGAAAAAAACTGGATATGGAGCACATTCACACGAATCTGATGAAGGTTCTTCACACGTTGATTTATTAAAGAAAGCTCATCATTTTACTTTTGAACCAGCAGGAGAAAATGGTTTTGGTGTTTATGCTCATGATAATGAAAATGATACACTTGGACACCATTTATTAAATGTGAGTGCAAAATTTAATTCACAAGCAATGGCCAGTTCAATTAAATTGGTTGGTACAGAAGGTACATTAAAACCAAAGAAAATTAAAAAACAAGTATGAAAACATTCTTACAACTAATTGAAGAAAAAGAAGCTACACATAAACCTGTCGTAGTTGCTTTTGGTCGCATGAATCCTCCCACTACTGGTCACTTAAAATTAATTGACAAGGTTCGTGCTGAAGCCGAAAAACGTCAAGCAAAGCATGTTGTCATAACTTCACATTCACAAGACAGCAAAAAAAATCCATTATCACCAGCACAAAAGTTAAAACATCTCCGAAGATATTCTCCAGGTACTCATTTTGAATCTTCTTCAAAAGATAGGCCAACTATTCTTCACCATTTAGCTCGACTACATGCAGCGGGACATGACCATGTGGTCTATGTTGCAGGTTCCGACCGAGTTAAAGAGATGCACGAGTTATTAAACCGATATAACGGGGTACACGGCCGCCACGGATATTACAATTTCAAAAAGATTGATGTCGTTTCTGCTGGTCATCGTGATCCGGATGCTGAAGGTGAAGAAGGTATGTCTGGTACCAAAATGAGAGAACATGCAAAACACAATAACTTTCATTCCTTTAGACCTGGTGTTCCATCTCACGTTCCAGACAACCATGCAAGAGAATTACTGAAAGATGTTCGCAATGGTATGGGATTAAATGAATCCGTGGACCGTGGTCAGTTTAGAGCCATCTTTGTAACTGGTGGACCTGGTTCAGGTAAAGATATTATCATCCGTGAAGCCATTGCTGAATCTAAGATTGTTGAACTCAACCTAGTACAGGCCTGTGAGTATTTGGCGGATAAACAGAAATTATCAGAGAAATCCAATGATTTCCGCAAAGAAGGTATCAGGACCCGTGGTCCACTCATTATTAATGGTCCAGCTGACGATAATAACCGTATTGGTTATATCAAAGAAGAATTAGAAGAACTTGGTTACGAAACCTTGATGATCTTTGTGAACACCACAAATGAAGCCAGCCAAGAACGTAATTCTATGTTGACCAGAATGATGACCGAATCAATCCGCCAAGATAAGTGGTTGAAAGCACAAGGAAACACTAAATATTTCAATGAATCGTTTATCAATTTTATCGAGTTTGATAATACTGATAAAATAGAAACAAAAGAAGAAGATATTACAGAGATATATCTAACAACCAAACTTTTCTTAGATTCAACAGTAATCAATGAAATTGCGGATGACTGGTTCACTAGAAATAATAAAGTGGACATTAATGAAAGAATTACCTCACTATTTAAGGAAAACAATGTTAAAACTAATTCGAAGCCTGTTCATATCAAAACCATCGGTAGATACAATTCAGGCCTCAACGCCAAAGGCCCAGCCGATATCTCCCCAGATAACTCCGGTTCCCTTGTCGGAAACCAAGACCAAATTAAAGGCAACACAGGACCAAGAAAAGACCCCAACGGAAAACAAGGTGTTACCGGAGGTGCCTGGTCAGGTGCTTATCAAGAAAGTGCACCAACGCTCAAAATCAGTCCAATCCCAAAAGAACCCAACTTCCAAAAAGACAACGACAAAGAAAAAGTAAAGAAGCGTGGTAACACATCTTTAAGTGCTGGTCGTGTTGCAAGACCGGATGGAGTAGGACAGAGTTTTGATACCCGTGCCGGTGGCCAAGGTGCTGCAGCAGGTGCTGGTCTAGGACAAGCAATGGGTGAAAGTCAAGAATATAGTAATGCACAACCTTCTAGTGCAGCAATGCCAGGAAGTAGTGCGTTATCACCTAATCCTTTGAGTGGAAATTTTACTCCAAAAAGAGCAGATTTTAAGTATTTTAGAAACAAGATTAAGAAAGAATCTATCGACTCCCCAGCCGAATCAGGTTCGATGGGTGTCGGTGGTGTTCTCGGAGGATCCACTAATAAAGAACCAATGGGTGACAATAAAGGTAATTTAATCGGTGTTGAAATAAAAAAGAAAAAGAAACCAGTAGGATAACGGAGAATAAAATGTTTTCAAATAACCCAGTATCACAATCAATGATTGATGCAGTCAATAAAGTTCTTGGTGAAACACCACAAGAAGTTAAGCCACAACCAGTTGAGCAACCAAAGAATCCGTTTGCACCACAAATTTTAGGTGAATCTGATGAAAAGGTTGCTGTTCATGATGATGAGGTGGAAGATAAGAAACTCATCAAGAAGATGGTTGATAAATCTTGTTTGAAAAAAGAAGATACCGACTTAGATGAAACAACACATACAACAAAAAGAAATCCAGATGGTTCAGTAAAATCTGGTGCAGTTGATCAATTCATTAAAGGTGGTGGTAAAGTTTCTACTGCACATTACACTTTAGATAAATCGGCTAAGACCAAAAGAAATCCAGATGGATCCATTAAAAAGAGTGCTACTGCTGGTATGAAATATCATCCAGAAGAAATGACTTTTGCTGATAAACTCAAAGCTTCAATTACCGAGAACAAAGCAACTGGTACAGAAGAAATCTTCACCGACAATAATCTTGGTGAAGAAGAAATGTCTGACAAGCAGAAAGCCAAGCGTGAAAAGATTGTAATGTCCATGAAAGGTGATGAAGCTGGACTGAAACAACGCTATGGTAAGAATTGGAAGAATGTTATGTATGCTACTGCTACTAAGCAAGCCATGAAAGAAGATTCTTCTGATGAGTGGGAAGGTGAAGAATTTAAAGAAGATGTTGAACCTTTAGACGAAATGGATCCTATTACTATGACAGCTGTTGGCGTTGCTGGAGGATATCTTGCAAGCAAAGCTTATGATGGCGTAAAATCATTATTTGGCAAAAAAGTTATTCCCCATACTGCAAAAAGAGTAAATAGTATGAAAAGAACTGCGGCCGCTTATAAAAACAAAAATGAAGAATTTGACCAATTAGAAGAAGCCTCAACGTATAAATTAGGCCGTGCAGCTGCAGAAACTAAAGATTTTCCAATTAAAAATAAAGGTAAAACAGTTGGAAACTTACACTTTCATGTTTCCGCTGGAAAATTACATCACCGTGCAAGTAATGCTATAGGTGTAAAATATAACGATTGGTTTGGCCATCCCGACCAAGAAAAAATGATTGCCGCTGCTGCTGCAGAACACGAACCGGAAGCACGAAAATATTTTGCTAATAAACTTAAAGAAGAAGTTGAATTGGATGAAGCCGCAACTCGTAAAGACTTTCAAATGGTTGCTGATTTAATCCGTGCAAATGATAGTCACGATAAGCGCAAAGAATTAGCTGGCCATCATGCTGCCATTTTTGCTCAACAAAATCCACGTTTTGACCATCACAAGTTTATGAAAGCTTGTGGAGTATCTCATGAAGTTTATGGTGAAGAAGTT